TGGTTACTTGGTAAATATATTTCAGAACATAGTGACGCTAAAGTCATATTTAATGGTGATGGTTCGGATGAACTTGCAGGTGGTTATTTATATATGAACTGCGCATCCGATTCTATTGAATTTGATAAGGAATGTCGTAGATTATTAAAAGATATTCACACATTCGATGTATTACGTTCTGATAAATCAATATCAAGCCATGGTCTTGAACCTAGAACCCCTTTTTTAGATCGCTCTTGGGTACAATATTACATGACTATTCCAGCGGAACTCAGATTCCATAAAATATCCGGAACTATTGAAAAGTCTATTTTACGAGATGCGTTTTCAGAAAAAGAATATAAAAATTCTCAAGGGGCTTCTTTATTACCTGTCGAGGTATTAATGCGTAAGAAAGAAGCATTTAGCGATGGTGTATCGAAAACGACACGTTCCCTTTATCAAATTATACAAGAATATACGGATGAAAAATTTATGAATGAAGATTATGTAAACTTTAATTATATTCCAATTTGTCAAGATATGTATGAAAAAATTTCTAAAATTCATAATGGGATGATGATTATCGATGATTATTTATTACCTACCACTTCCGAACAATTCTATTATCGTAAGATCTTTGAGAAATATTATCCAGGAATGGGAGAAATAATACCGTATTTTTGGATGCCAAAATATGTAAATGCAAAAGATGCTAGTGCAAGAACATTGGAAATTTATAATAAAACGCAATCCGCTTAGATATCTATTTTTTCATCGAATAAAGGAAAAACATCTTTATCATGGGAAATAATAATGATGCACTTCTTATATTTCTTAAAGTCTTTTATAATCCCGATTAGCTCTCGTTTTAATTCAATATCTAATGCATTTGTAGGCTCATCTAATATTAATATTTTTGTAGGGTTAATTAGTCCATTTATTACATTTACGATTTGACGTTGTCCACCAGATATTCTTTCTCCTAATGAACCGGTTTTCTTAGAATAAAGATCTACATCACGATATAATTTTACGATTTTCGGATATTTCATAATTTCATCCAAATGGCTTTTGCATTTATCTACGTCGTTACATCCATAAAGCATGTTATCGACAACAACTTTATCAAATAACTTTGAATTCTGATTTACATAGGTAATATTTTCACGAATGTATTGTGGGTCTATATCTTCAATATTTACATCGTCAATATATATATTTCCTTCGTCCAGTTTATACATTTTAATTAATAATTTCGCCAAAGTAGATTTTCCATTTCCGGATAATCCAGTTATACCTATAATTTTATCTTGTGTATTAATAGTTAGATCTGTGTTTTTAAATATATATTTATCTGTTCCTGGATACAAATAAGAAATGTTTTCGAAACGAATACTGTCAAAATTTAATGATATATTATCATATATTTTTAAATCTGTTACTTCTTCATTATTACCCAACATATTTTTAAACTCATTTACAATATAAACCATCCTTCCTGTAAATTCTAATATTGTTGGTATTTCATGTAACACATCCCCCATAGTATCTCTATAAAAGAGTATTATTGTAAAAAAAGTGATAAACGTAGTAGCATCCATTTTTTTCTGAATACACAAATAAATCATATAACCTATGCAAATAAATATAATAATATGCACCAATATATTCATTAATAATGAATGTATATTTATATGATTAAAAAAAGAATTTGTTACATCTATGCATTTATCGGTTTTATCTTTATAAGCATTCATTTCATTTATCGTTTGACCTCTATAAATTACTTTATCGATATTATTCAATAAATTAATTATATATTTTTCGTTTTCATTAATTATTTTTTCTTGGTCTGTCTTCTTTTCCAATAAAGAGTCCCAAAAATAATAAATATAGCAGGATATTAAGATATTTGCGATTATGAAAAATAATCCTAGGTTAGTATTTTTATACAAGAAATAAATGGCAATTATAGATAAAAAAGAAAACGTTGGTAATAACCATAATAAAATTGTACTAAATATTATGTAACTCGAAGCTGATATACGTGTAATTGGTGTAATGAATTCTATAAAATTGACATCGCTAAAATTTTCATTATTTGTCATAAAAATGATCTTTAATACTTCTCGTTTTACCCATTGTGTCATTTTTACTAATAAGCCATTCTGTAAAAAATTTGTAATTGCATAAAAAAATATGAATAAAAATGATATTCCTATAAAATAATTAAAATATTCATGCGCGAATTTATAATTTTTTTGCTCTATGCCTCTTATAATATTTGCTGTAATAAATGATATGCCGTTTATTTTTAATACAACCTTTATTAAATTTAAGGCGACTATAATTCCAGTAGTTACATATTCCTCCTGAAAAAATTTATAAATTAAATGTTCTATTATCTTCATTTATAAAATCCTTATATTTTAATTTGTAAATTACAATTGTAATTCAAAAATCAAAGTTGTGAAAAAATTGATTTCTTTTATCCAACATTATTTTAAATAATTCGAATACCACCAATAATGGCAGATACTTTGTACGGCGTTATCAAAACAAAGAACAATAGATTTTATTTGATGAAAGAAATTATAGATATTGTAAAAACATATACTGGCGAAGCTTGTTGGCGAAATGGAAAGTTTATTCTTATTCATCGTATACCTAAAACCGATGAACGGTATGCTATGTTAAAAAAGCGTCCACGTATTAAATCAGTTTTCCATACCGATAATGAAAACCCAATAAAGGGTAGTGTTTGGTTTAAATTACCCACCGGAAAATTTATGGTAATAAATGTTATAACCGGTTATTTTCGATGGAATACAGAACAATATCACGGTACGTTTTGGGAAATGCACTATAATCAAGACGTAACCGTGATTCGAGTTCTATAAAATTTCTAAGCATATCCTATATGGAAGAATCGAAATTATTAGAAATCACAAAACAATCCTATAATGTTGTATTTACTATTATGATAGCAGCATATTTAGTATCTATTTTTTCAACTATTTTAGTAAATAATAATGATGCTCGTAGAATATTGTTTACAGAAATAATAATTACCGGTGTATCTTGCGTAATGTATTATTTGTTTATTCATGAAACATCTAGAAAAATTAATGAAGAAAATGAAACCGAAGCCTTTCATAAAGTAGATGTTTTACGTTATAATGGATGGGGTATTACAACACCTCTCATGTTAATCGCATTATGTTTAGTTCTTAGCAATACAACAAAGGTTCCAATTACTACATCAACTGTATTAACTATTATTGGATTAGATTACGTTATGTTACTTTTTGGCTATTTAGGAGAACTTGGAAAATTAGATCGTTTAACGGCTATGATACTGGGGTTCCTACCATTTTTTATCATTTTTTATATTATTTTTAATAAGTTTTTGGTAGGACATTATAACTTATTCAATTACTTACTTTTTGGTATTTATTTTGTAATATGGACTGGATATGGTATATCTTATATGTTTGAAGAGAAATTAAAAAATATTTTAACAAATCTTTTTGATTTACTTTCAAAAGCGGTTGTCGCGTTTATTGTTTCCTATAAATATTTGCTTGCATAAATTTATTCGTAAATTATTATTTATTGGTTTTCCAATAAATAATATAGCAATTTTTATAAAAAAAGATTTTGTAAAGGAGGGGTCAGAGGGGAACCATCGGTTCCCCTCATTAGAAGTCTGCACTAAAATCAAAGACGTCACCTTCAACTGTCTTATTTGCCAAAGCATATTCTGCATTTGTACGCTCAAAGAAGTTTACCTTTGACTCAATACTAATTAACTCCATAAAATCAAATGGATTGATTGAGCCATATATCTTGTCGTATCCAAGTTGTAAAGATAAACGGTCTGCTACAAACTCTATATATTGTGTCATCAACTTTGCATTCATTCCAATCATACGACAAGGAATTGCCTCTGTAATAAATTCCTTCTCTATTTCTACTGCCTCAGTAATAATCTCATGAATACGCTTTTTCGGTAACTTTCTAACTAACTTTGAATACAATAAAATCGCAAACTCAGTATGCAACGCCTCATCCCTAGAAATCAATTCGTTGGAAAAGGTAAGTCCAGGCATTAGTCCACGCTTCTTCAACCAATAAATCGATGCAAAGGATGAACTAAACAATAAACCCTCTACGCAAGCAAAAGCTACTAATCTTGCTGCAAAACTACTACGCTTATCGTTCAACCACTTCTTTGCCCAATTAAACTTCTTTGTTATGCATGGATAATGCTTTGTCGCCTCAAATAGCTTTGTTTTTTCCTCTGAATCCTTAATGTATGTATCTATCAATAAACTATACATTTCGCTATGTATATTTTCCATAGCAATTTGAAACCCATAAAATGCCCTTGCCTCTGAAACTTGTATATCTGCCATAAAACGAACCGCTAAATTCTCTGTAACAGCACCATCAGATGCCGAAAAGAAAGCTAATACCATTTTTATAAAGTTACGTTCATCTTCTGTTAATGTGTTCCAATCATTTACATCCTGAGCTAAATTCACTTCATTTACGATCCAAAAACAATCTACTTGGCGTTTATACATCTTCCAAATATCGTCGTGTTGGATTGGGAACATAACGTAGCGGTTATCGTCAGGAGTAAGAAGAGGCTCAATAAACGCAGGCTCGGACATTTTTCCTCTAAATAATATACTCGTTAGATTTTATCCCCTTTTAAAAAATTAATTAAGTAGTATGTGAAAGTGCGTTCATTTTCACATAATTAATTTATATTTCAATTTTTTCTGGACTTTCTAGACTTTCTGGATTTACGTGTTTTTCTGCCTCCGTACTTAGTACAACCTCCGCCACGAATGGCTCTTTTAATAGACTTGGGTACTACATTTCCAACGAATTTACCCACACCGCTAACTACACTTCCAACTATTTTTTCACTTTTATTCACAACGTTTTGAACGATTCCTTTTTTTGCCATTATATATTAATAGTAGATATTATGCTAAATCTTTGCAAATATAAGAATCTCTTCGGAGAACCAAATACAGGAATCCATAGTTATAGAATTTTTAATATTGCTATAGCTGATGTACTAATGACAATAATTTTTGCCTACGCAATTTCCTATTTTTTTAAATACCCATTCCTACCCACTTTAGGATTATTATTTTTAATCGGAATTTTTTTACATCGAATCTTTTGTGTCCGCACTACAGTTGATAAAATTATTTTTCCAAATGTTAGTGATTAGATTCATTTGTATGATTTATTATCCGTAGGTATAGTAAGAATGAAAAGTACGGATATCGACTTCTCTGATTCTCTCGGCGAACCAAAACTAGAAGCTAAAAAACAACGTGCTCGTAAACCTAGGAAACAAAATCAAAAAGAAATAATGAATGAGTACTATGCCGATGTAGAAAGAGAAAGAGACCAATCCGCAGTTAAACAGCGCAAGTTTTATGAAAATATGCACTACCTATCTCCTAACGAAAAAATATTATTCGACCAAAAATTTACTTGCCCTAAAAATTTTAGTCAAGAACGCTATGTTGGGTTATTAAAACAAAAGTCTAAAAAAATTGTGGTTGCCACCGGTCCAGCAGGTACTGGCAAAACACTATTTGCAACAGAATTTGGTGTGCGTAATTTCCTCTTGGGAACTTATGAAAAACTTATTTTCACTCGCCCCTCTGTATCTGTAGATGAAGATTTGGGATATTTACCAGGTACTCTAGAAGAAAAAATGGCACCTTGGGTACGGCCGATTTATGACATACTATATCAATTTATTTCACCAAAAGAAGTTACAGCATTAATGGAAGATAAAGTGATTGAGATTGCTCCACTTGGATACATGCGTGGTAGAACTTTTAAAAACTGCTGGATTGTTGCAGATGAAATGCAAAATTCTACTATATCACAAATGAAAATGTTATTGACTCGTTTAGGCGAAAACAGTCGTTTAGTTATAACTGGTGATTTAGAACAATATGATCGTATGAATGAATTAAATGGTTTAGATGATTTTTTATCTAAGTTTAGAGGTAAACGTTCCAGCAGTATTAGTAGTTTTGAATTTCAACGATCAGATATTCAAAGAGAGGAAGTTGTAAAAGAAATTTTAGATATTTATGGAGGAGATGTTCCTATAGATTATGAAATAGAACATTCAAAAGAAGATAGCGAAGAATCAATTTAGGAATAAAAAGGTAATAATTTCCAACTATAGTGTATAGTATGGCAAACTTTTTAAATAAAATATTGAAATTTACATATACTTTAAAACCAATTCTTCATAACCGAATAATACTTTATTTATTTGCTGCAGTAGCATTATTTGAATTGATATATTTTTTAAATATTCAAGATATTTATTCAGCATCCACCCTTGTTTTGATTGGATTATTAACATCATTTTTTAATAAAAATATGACTATAATTTTATTTGTAGCTATCGTTCTTACTCATGTTTTAAAATACGGTCGTAAATCTTATAGCGAAGGTATGGATACTATGGATAAAATAAAAAACGATGATAAAAATATAGATAACGAAGATGATTCCACAAAAAAAAACAAACCTAAACCAGATAAAGAATCAACAGATAAAGCACTAAATGATCTATCTAAATTAGGAAATATAACAGATAAATTAAATAAGGTAGCAAAATCAACCGATACAGAAAAAGATAAGATACGTGAGGAGCTTATTAATAGTTTAAGTGAAATGAAAGAAACTCGCAATCAAATTGTTGAAAATGTTCAAAATATTCAACCTCTAGTTGAAAAATTTCAGGGCTTCGTAGAAAAATTTAAAACTTATAAGGAATTACAAGATTAATAATATATATTATTTTCACTATGTTTAATATATATTAAATAATAATTATAAATGGCTGGTATTATTGCCGATATTGAATCCGTTATAAATGTTGTTCTTTCCCAAGCTGGGCTCATGCAAGGCTTTATGTCTACTATGGAAGGTGCTTTGTCTTATGCTACAGGTATGTTAATGGAATCGCAATATTTAGCAGCTATTCCTCTTATTGGTATTGAATTTAAAGGAATAGTAGATGTTCTCATGGGTGCAGGTGAATTATTTATAGGAACAATCGAAGTTTTAGCGTCTAGTTTTATACCTGATCTTTTTGATGGAATATTTACGTTTTTTGTATTTGCAATAACATGGATGATGTGTCTCTTTAAGAATCTAGGAAATATGCAAACTTGTCTTATGTATTATTTATTAGAGGTTGTTGGTCAAATATTATACTTACCGATTCGAATTATTTTATGGATAGGTCATGAAATAGGAATCGATTTATACGAGAAAGAGACTATGTTTTGGAAGATGATAGAATATATTGATTCAATCGTTCTAAATTATTTGGGATTTCATATTTGTCATTATCCAAGAAATATAAGAGATTTATGTTATAACTGTAGAAGATTAAAAGTATCTGCTCTTACAAGCCACTCTGCACCACTTGTATATGATATTACTACATTAATACCCAAGAAGTTGATGCCTGGATTTATGCTTATGGCTAAGGGTGGTGAAGAAATAATGAACCCTTTCGGGTAATTTCATAAACCCTTTCGGGTAATTTCATCAACCCTTTCGCATAGATATATTATGTACGAATTATATATAATTATTATAAATGGGAAAAAAATGTATTCCGGGATTGTTTTGTATTGAAAACATGACTCTTTTTCTTTTATTCGTTACATTAGTGCTAGTAGTTTATTTTTATTATTCTCAATTCTCAAAATATAGCAGTAGATTAATCGAATCAGGTACAAAAGTTATTATTGTGCAACCTCCACAAGTTTCTCCTTTAGGCGCTATAGCTACAAGACAGGATCCCATGAATAACCCATATGCTCCTCCTTTAAAAAATGATTCATACTATTATCCACCTAATTTTGGAGATGTACGTGGAATGATTCCAGTAAATATTGAGTCTAGAGGGCTATCTCAAAGTTATCAACAAGTAGGAATTTTAAATCGATTATCTAGTTCAAGTGGTATGATTCTTCCATTAATGGGACGTCGTACTATGTCTGGACGTGATAAATGGCAATATTATACTATATCAAATACAGGAAATTTAAATACAAAATTACCAGTAAGCTTAAATGGAAAAAGTTGCACGAGTGAGTATGGTTGTGATAATATTAATAATGGTGATGTTGTTTATGTTGAAGGTTATAATGATACATTCCGTGCAACTGTTTATGAAACAAATACTTTCCAATATTTACCTCAACTTTAGAAATAATAAAAAAAAAATTAAGAATAAACTATATCTTACTATAATATAGTTTATCATGTCATTTTTTGATATTAAAGATTCAGTACCTGTAAAATCATCTTTTTTATCTTATAGTTTTCCAGAAGTTACATTATTTAATCAAGGTCAATGGTCAAAAGAAAAGATTTCTTTTTTAAGTTCAAATTATTACTATAAAATAAAATATCCAGCAAATAACGATACTCGATTATCATATTTTAAAAATGGAACCCCGAGTGTGTTTCGTCCAACACATATGTATTTGTGTGGGTTAATACATAACAATATTACTGGATTAACCTCGTCGGATAAGACAAATATTGTTGGAGAGTTAGTTATTGAGTGTGTTAATGATTCTGATTTTTCCAAAGTTTTTCTTTGTGTTTTTTTACAATCACCGGTCTCTGCGTCTACAATGAATCCTACAACTATTGATAAGATTATTGAAATGATTAATTCAGATCCAAATAATCAAAGTAACTATAAAACTAGTATACAGACGAAGTTAGATGTTGATATTCCTGCTTCAGAAAAGTGTATTATATATAAAGATTTTTCCAATTTTGTTATTATGCTTATGCAACCTATAGTATTAACAACTGAAAATACAAAAACAATAATATCTAAACTAGAAACTGGTACTGCTTTATTTAGTATGTCTGCACCAAATGATTATAAAAATGTTACGGCAGAACAGGCTAGTGGTAGTACTACTAATGCTTCTGGTTCTGATTCTAGTGGTTATAAAAAAGCGTTGCCAGAAGATGAAATATATATTGATTGTAAACCTACTGGACCAGGAGTCGGTGAGGTTACAACCTATCAAATTCCGATTAATAGTGCTTTTTCACAAGATCTTCAACAAATGAATTTTATTAAAACGGGTGTTAACTTTTTTATTTTTACATTAGCGATTATGTGTATTTATCTAGTTGTTCCGATGGCTTATAAATCAGTAGTAATAGATAAGGCAAATGTTTTACTAACAGGTGATAAAGAAAGAAAAATTCGTATTCGAAGTGTGGATGTATGTTTATGTTTTTTATTTTTAGCCTACGGAGTTACAAATATATTTTTCGGGTTTAGTAAGGACGGTAATATTGAAATTGCTATGAGTGGCTTATTCGTGCTAACATTTTTTCTTTTATCTGCATCTATAATTCAATTTAATAAATTAAATGATGAGTTTATGAGAACGAGAGATATTACAACAAAATATATTCCTGATGAAGAAAAAACAACAAGTTTCTATGACCATGACGATATATTTAAATTCTTAGGATTAGCAGGTGGTTATGCTACAAAGGTTACAAATGGTCCATTTATGCATATATTGGTATTATTGTTTTTATTTACATTAGTAATGTTATATTTACGATCTTCAAATCAAGTAAACCCTAAAGATTTTATTACATATTTTACAGAAATAGGGTTGCTTATAATTATTGGATTTCCTATATTTTATTTTTTTATTTCACCATAATTTTTAATATGAAAATTTTGTGAATTCATATTAAAACTCGCCTTATTATAAAGAATACATAGATGCATCTTTTATGTTATCGGCTACGGGCTTATAACTGCTTGATGTAAATACACTAGGTTCGCTATGTCCTATAGGCGCCATTTTTTGCACTAATTCTTCTTCTAATGATTCTGGTTTTGCTGGGTTCATAGCTGCCAATTCAAAATCTTTTTTAGCTTGTGTTGGTGTATATTTGATCATCTGTATACGTCCTGTTTTATTTTCACTACGACGTAATAATTCGTAAGCAACAAAAACATAAACTACTGCTAAAATTGGATTCACATAAAATAATAAATATACAGTTACTATAAAAATTGTTAACATACCTAAAGATGAATCAATTATACCCGCTAAAAAATCAGGTGTTTGGATTGGTAAAACAATATAAATTATAAAAACGATTAATAATCCGATTTCCAATTGTGAAAACGATTTAAAAACATTTGGAATATTTGGGAAATTCATTTTATATTATACATTACTATTATATTTTTTCAATTCTCAAGGTTATCATTCCTCAGAAAATTGAAACATCCTAAATAGATTTATAAAAGAATATATAAAATATACTTGTAATTATACTAATGAATCGTAAGAAATTCTTTCCAAATAAGAAAAATGCATCAAAAGCAGTTTCACCAAAAAATAAAGATTTTACGTTGACCGATGAATATAAAACTCTTATTTGTAGCCAATCTTATCTAGGAAAAAAAGGATATACTATACTAAAAAATAGTTTAATAAAAGAAGATGAGGAATTTCTCCGTAAAGAATTATTCGTTAAACCTATAATATTTGGCACTAATTTTGGAGGAAAGGGTTCTGATGATAGTAGTATATTTCCTGTCTTTCGTGAAAATGCAAATAAAATATATTTGCCTAGATTTTATGGTATTCAACGTTATGGATTACCACCTCGTTCTGAGATTGGTATAGGAGAAGATATTAATGTAGAATTTACTAAACCTTTACGTGATTATCAAGAGAAAATTATTAGTGTTTATACAAATTATGTAAATTCTGAAATATGCAGAGGTTCTTTAGAAAAAGGAAATGGTGGTATATTGGAGGTTCCTTGTGGTAGAGGTAAAACTATCATGGCTTTAAAAATCATATCGTTGCTTAAAAAGAAAACGCTTATTATTGTTCATAAAGAATTTCTTATGAACCAATGGATAGAACGTATACGAGATTTCTTACCAGAAGCTACCGTTGGAAAAATCCAAGGTTCTACGTTTGATATTGAATGTAAAGATATCGTGATTGGAATGGTTCAAACTTTATATGATAAAGATTATGCACAGGATGCGTTTTCGTGTTTTGGTCTTACTATAATTGATGAAGTTCATCGTATTGGAAGTGAACAATTTTCTCGAACATTATTTAAAACAATTACTCCTTATATGCTTGGTATTTCAGCAACTGTAGACCGTAAAGATAAACTAACTCGGGTGCTTCACATGTTTATTGGTGACAAAATTTATAGTGAAAAACGAGAGGACGATGATTTAGTATCAGTTCGTGCGATTCGTTACATTTCGAATGACCCTGAGTTTAACGAAGTTGATGTTGATTTCCGCGGTATGCCAAAATATAGTACGATGATTACTAAATTATGTTCATTTGGTCCGCGTAGTGATTTCATTCTTCGTATTATTAAGGATCTAGTACAGGAGGAACCGGAAAATCAAATTATGATTCTCTGTCATAATCGTTCACTTTTATCTTACCTATTTGATGGAATTATTCATCGGAAAATTGCTGAGGTAGGGTATTATATAGGCGGTATGAAGCAGGCAAATTTACAAGAAACTGAAGGTAAACAAATAGTCCTTGCTACATATGCAATGGCAGCAGAAGCCTTAGATATAAAAACATTATCTACATTAATCATGGTAACTCCTAAAACTGATATTACACAATCAGTTGGACGTATTTTACGTGTTAAACATGAGAATCCTATTATTGTAGATATTGTAGATTCTCATGATTTATTTGAAAATCAGTGGAAACAACGTAAGCGTTTCTATAAAAAATGTAATTACCGTATCCGAGAAATCGATTCAACTAAATATACAAATATGATGGTGGATTGGGATACGGATAAACTATGGACTCGTAGTTTTGACCCAAAAAATAAAAGCGCTTGTACAAATGAAAAACAAGATTCCGAGGATGAACTTGATGCGAACCGAGTTATTTGTTCAAATCAAGGTAAATGTTTGATTAATTTAGCTGGAATAGATGGTTTGGAAGATTAGAAAGGCCACAACGTAAAACACTTTCTAGATTTTCTATGTTTACGTGACTTTTTTGTTTTACGACCACCTCTTAATTTTAAAGTTGTTATTCTGGTTGATCTCTTAGCCGATCTTAATGAACTTAACTTCTTTCTTCTTCCACCAACTTGTTTTGATTCATAGGCCGCTGTGTTTCCCCCAGTAGAAGTAGTTGTTGGACTAGGTAAAGTTGTTCCTTCTTTAAATTCAGTTCCAGTTAAAGAACCGTTTCCACTCATTTATATATTATATAAAAATATAATATCTAAAATTGATTTCTATTACACAAACCTACAAAAATAAATAGTTTTACATAAAATATTCTTTAGAATCAAAGAAAAGAAATGGGGGACGTTTTTCATTTTGGACATTTATTTTTGTCCAATTTTAATTTTATGGAAAAGAAATTTACAAAAGGGTCCTTGAAAATACTGTTTTACTCGTATATGGTTTCAATACCAAAAAAATCATTCAAAAATGCGCTGCATAAGAAAATAAATACTTTTACACAAAATCATATCGGCATTTTTTCTTTAGGCGAATAAAAAAATGCGGAAAATGCCAGAAAAAATAAATCTAAACTTATTATATATAATCGTAATGGAAATTATAAATAAAAATCAAGATTGTGACGTTAGGAAAAAATGCCTAATAAATCCTAATGAAAAAATGCCGAAATTTCAAGAGGAGTTTTGCTGTGAGAAATGTAATTTTACTGCAAATAAGTATAGTAACTGGGCTGCCCATCTCTCTACAAAAAAACATATACGTAATACAAGTGAAGAGTTTGTTATTAATAAGCATATTTGTGACTGCGGTAAAGAGTATAAACACATGTCAAGTTTATGCAATCATCGTAAAACTTGTAATAAACCTAAATCTACTGGTAATAATGATGTTATGCTATTGGAAATCATAAAACAAAATCAGGAAATACAAAACACATTTATAGAGCAAAATCGAGAATTACAAAATAAACTTGTAGAGATGTCTCAGACGCCACATATTACGAATAATATTCAAAATAATGTGCAAAATAATTTCAACTTAAATATGTTTTTAAATGAGCAGTGCAAAGATGCAATTAGTATAACAGATTTTATTGATTCTCTCCAGGTAGAAGTCTCTGACTTAGAAGCCACCGGTAAATTAGGTTATGTATTGGGTATTTCAAGAATTTTCATTAATAAATTAAAGGAATTAGATATACATGA